TCCCCGCCTCGAATACTGGCGACACTAAATGTAACCTCTCATCCTTCTGGCCTACTGGCTCCACTGGGATAATGCCTGATACCTCCTTTTTAAGAAGGGTAATGATCGCTGGACCATTAGCCTTATTCTCTATCAGTATCGTCCTGCACATGGGCCACGAACCAGCCATTGCTTTGATTGCTCTTTTAGATTCTATCACATCGGCTTTTTTATGATACATATCTATAACGTAAAAATCGGCTCCCTTCTTTACCAGGGTAACTCCAGCGGTAAAACTAGTGCCGGTTTCCTTAAATTGCAAATCCCATGACATGACAAAAGGCGTCTGCCTTGGCCCTTCAATATCGAAGGGAAGCCTTGTGTAGTAGTTAATCCAATGGTCCTTGATGATAGCTCCACCGATAACTTTAGGCTTCTGTTGGAACATAGCCGAGAAGAGGTAGCTTCCAACCTCCTCCTTAATTTCCATAAGTTCATCATAACCGCCCTTCTCCGCTGGCCATAGCGGCTCGTTTGGATCTGTCCTAGGGTCATACTCGTTAGGATGCTCCAGGTCTGGCCCAAGTTCTGGGAAGCTCAGTATTTCCCACTTCTCCGCCTGGTGCTCCAGGAGCCACCCCGCCAAATCTTCTTTATGCCATCTTGTGTGCATAAGGATGGTATTGGAAGTTTTGTGAATCCTTGTCTTGACAACTCCCTGCCACCATACCAATTTGGCCTTTCTCTTCACTTTTGAGAAAGCATCAGCAGGGTCTTTATATGGATCGTCAAGGCAGAAAAAACCTGTTGGCTTAGATCTATCCTCATCAGCTCCGGCAATGACTCCGGCGCTCCTGCCGGTAGTGGAGCCGCCAACACCGACCGAGAAGAGATATCCTCTCTCAGATGTTACCATTTCATTTTGGGTCATCTTGAGGTTGTGGTCATGACAACCAATTTTCAAATCTGGAAATATAAGTTTATAATGCTCATGTTGAATTATGTCTTGACAATCTCGATTAAATGAATTTGCGAGATCGCCACTATATGAGGAAAGAATGTTTTTGGAACTCGGATGGTGGCCTAACCACCAGGCAGGAAAGTACCTTGAAACGATCTCTGACTTGCCTCGCTGTGGTCCAACGAAAATCATGATCCTCTGGCCTACCTGATCCTTAAGCTTGGTAAGTCTGTCACATATGGCCTTATGGTGCCAATTCACCTGGTACGATGGATGCAAGAATTTAATGAACTCAAGGAGGTCGCCATGAGCAAGGTTAGCCCTTTGCTTTAATTCCTTCCTGCGATTGTACTCTTTCAGTATCTCGATGTTGTACGATAGATCACTTACTTGGGCCATGAGCTTCCACCACTTTTAATGCATGGGCAATACGCTCACTGATCTCATCGTCATCCATATCCTCTGGACGCTTCAGAGTTTCGTCTATGGTGACGATCTCTTGTTTGTCCTTCCATCCGAAGAGGTTTTTCCCGAACCAAACAAACGTCCCATTGTTGAATCCTTCTATCTTTCCCTCGATAGCTTTCTTGCCCTTTTCAACATACCATTTCAGGTGAAGTTTATTACAAGCTTTTTTAGACTGTAAAAAAGTAGGGTACTTAGGAGTCCCATCTTCCTCGGTTGCATTGAGCCAATTGTATATGGTCTTTTCTGTGACGCCAATAGTTGGCCCAAATGTGCTCATGGGATATCCATTCATCCCATGCTCCAGGAGCTTCCTAGAAAACTCCTCTTCAAACTTTACTGGCCTACCTAGTTTGATCTCTGCATATAGCTTATCGATTACCTCTTGATCTCTGGCTTCTTGCTCAATTTCTTCCTCGGTCTTTTTTGTCATATCCGTTCTCCTTTTCTGTTGACATTATAACACAGGCATGTCTTAAACGTCAAAAGGCCAGATTCTCCGAGGGAAAATCTGGCCAAAGTCGGAATGTAATCTGATAATTACCCTTCGAAATCTTCGAAGTTTGTTTCTTTTTCTTCTTTATCTTCTACTACTTCAGCGTCCACTACAGCGCCGTCATCTAGCGTTGTCTGAGCTATCATAGCGTCCACAAGCTCACTAGTGGTGAAGCCGGTTTCCCTGGCCCAATTGAACAGCTTCAATGCGTTCTCTGGTAATAGGGAAACTGTTTTGCTTACTCTTTTGGTCTTCTTTGGCATTGTTAATTTCATGGTATTCTCCTTGGTTGATTCATTCATAATTCTTTTACATTCGTCGCCGTCTAAATGCAAGATCTTTTCTATCTACCATCCTTATAATTACATCCCTTATTACACTCATTGCAAGGACTACAAGCGTCAATGGTGATCTGAGGCAATGCATAACCTACCTCTGGCGCAGTTTCTACGATCTGATCAAAGATGATCTTATCCATGCACCGATTATCAGGCGTGATAATTAACTCAATATCTAGCCTACGATCCTTTTTCATGGCTTCGGTAATCGTTGGAATATTGATTTCAACATTTGGCTTTATTCTCATGGTCCACAATCCTCTGATTTCGGATGGCATTTTGGATAAGTAAAAGGACCATCGCATCCCTCGACCTTGAACATAGGTATAGGCTTTATTGATCTATGACATTCCCAAGTTGGACTAGGCTTAGATGAAAAACCTCTAGAGAAATGACACCATTCACATTTACCTATCCAATAAACTTTATCAGTCATGACCCACAATCCTTACACCATACGGTAAAAATACCCAACCCATACGGTACAACGTGAAGCATCCAAGCGTCTTTAAACTCAACCTTATCCTTGCAGGCAACACAATAATCATCCCCATTTTCAACCATGCAATCAAAAACTACGCTCATCGTATTCAGCTTGTCAGGTTGATCTTTAAACCACTCAACAATGTGTACAGGGTAGCTACTCATGCATGCTCCTCCCCTTTCTCATCTTGCCCTCTCTTCTCATCCTTAGTTAGATTTCTCCATAAAACAAAATAGCAACACCTAACATCCTCTTTATAAAGAACCTTCCAATTGCGAGTACAGATAGGCATAATCTTCCCGTCCCTATCTACTGGCTCGGCAAACCATAAGCATTTTTTACAAGCTAAATCATCCATTATTCCTCCTTTATGAATTTTAATAGCCGGTCATTTTCAGAGAGGCAAAGCTTAATTACAGCGTCGTAATATGCGCTATTCTTTAAACCTGGATCAAGTTGCTCCTTGAGCATAAGCTCTCTTTGAATCTCTAAATATTTGATTATCTCCTCAACCGTTATCATTTGCACTCCTCCCAATAATCCAACCAAACGGGTATTCTCATTTTCATCTTACGAAAATGCTTGTTCTCGGAAATAGTTGAAAGAGGCATAGATTCTTCATAATTCGTTACAAGCTCAATGGGATCATGAACAGCTACAGATACAATATCCCTATTGTACCCAACTGCACTAGGCAGATCTCTAACCGTTTCCACCTGGAATCCATCCCTTGTCAACGTATCCTCAAACTGACTAATTAACTCGCTAAAGCTAGGGATGTAAATCTTCATTATACCTTCTCAACAGTTACTTTGAATTGATGTTGGCAGTCGCTATGTGCCTTATCATTCCAATTATTGACACCAAACAAGTATCTCTGTAGAGGGTTAGACTCTATATGAGGTTCTGGAGAATTAGAAGATAGCCAAATATTGGTACTGTAAGACTCAAATTCAACATCAGATAGATCAAGAACATCCTGAGCCCTTGCAGCCTTGTTACTTCCTCTACAATTCAAGTATTGTAAAGGACACTCGGAACAAGTAATACCTGCGCAGCTATCCTTCTCAACTATCTGCCTTAGCACCCTTTTGTCTTCTTTGGTGATTCTATACTTTAAAATTTCCATTATACATTCACCTCTTTGATCTCTGTCCAACATGAGTCATAGGTGCAAGTGTTTCTCCTATCCTCATATTTGCCGCCAAAAGAACTCATCATCTCCGTGATAATGCAATTGTTCCAATTCTCGGCATTGATAGATCCATTATGACTTATCCTGTAATTTTCTGCCTCGCTCAAAACCTGATGTAAAGGCTTAATGTATTTAACCTCCTTTTTCCTGTAGTTGAATCTATGCCTACTGTCGGGATGCTTAACACCATTAACAGAGAAAGATTCTGATAGGCCACTTTTCCAAACAACCACGCACCTATTATAGTGGGTAGCTTCTGGACAATGGGTAATACTCAGTATCTTACCTGTGTAATTAATATGCTTAATATCTTCAATATTCGCTAGGTGTAAATCAAATACCTGCTTTAGATCGTTCATTAGTTAATCTCCTTGGTTTCAATCCATGAATGGTCATAACAAAAGCTACCTTGTTGTTTTCCGTGAGAAAAAACAGCATCTTTTCCATTAAACTCCTTGCCGAAATATTGAAACATACCAGAGGTTATAGAATTACGCCAGGAGTCGCTTCTAATAGTTCCGCTAGAATTTATTGTATAGTTATTCGCTTTACTCAGAATTACATCTAGAGGCTTTAGAAATTTAGCCTCCTTAGGTTTAAGAACGATCATAGGATCTCTGGTCACCATGTATCGCCCGTCGATAGTTGTAGTTGTAAATTTACTATCCTCGAAAACAATAACAATCTTTCTATCGAGATCTACTGCTTTAGGACAATGGACAATGGCTATGATCTCTTGGTCATGCTCTATACTCTTAACATCTTCTGGCCTTAATTCGGTTAAATTCATGCCTCTTCCTCCTTGATTTCAATCCATGACTTCTCATAAAAATACGCACCTGCTTTATCAGCTCTTCCACCAAAAAACTTCATCATGCCTGTAATGATGGCAATATCCCAGACGCTACTGCATATACTTCCGTTTGAATTTATCGCATATTCTCCGGCTTCTTTCATCACTACATGTAGAGGTTTTAGATATTTAACCTGCTTAGGCTTATAGAAAAACTTTCTCTTTGTTCCGAGGCTACATCTGCCGTCGATAGTGTACGCGTTAGAAACACCATCGGAATAAACGACTACTATCTTCATATCCATTGGAGCATCTCGACAATAAACAATAGATACTATTTCATACGCGTTATATTCATGCTTAATATCGTCCGGTCTTACATTTCTTAAATCTTTTACTTCTCTCATATCCTCTCCTCCCTTTCTTCCGTCCATCTATTATCATAAATAAAGCCCGTGCTCATAGCATCAAACTTTTTACCGAAAAAATGAAACATTCCATAAACTATATTATTACCCCAATCTTTGCTCTTTATAGTTCCGTTATACTCTATGTGATACTCACTAGCCTCGTTCAAAATCACATGAAGAGGCTTCAAATATCGAACCATCTTGGTTTTGTACAAAAATAGTTGCTCCGTATCAGAGTACAACCGGCCATCAATCGTGCAAGTCATATTATTTGCGTCAGAGTATACAATAGCAATCTTGCTACACTCTTGAGCATCTGGACAATAAACAATACCAGCTACCTTTCTGCCGTTACTAGAGTGCTCAATATCCTCCGCCTTTACTTCTCTTAAATCCTTTACGTAATCTGTCATGCTTTGTCTCCATATCGTTTAGTTATATTTCCATTATCATCGCAATCGGAAGCATATTTATAACTCTCAAAAGAATCTTCAAAACCCTCCCAATTATCAACGCCATTATCTTCTAAAAACTGTAGCTCCTCATATGCCTTGTAGATATCAAGATACCTCTCTTTGCTTATCGTTACGTTACTCATTGCCATCATCCTTTAATAAAGAATCCTTACGATAATCATCCATCATAATCCTAACATCATTTGACGCGCTGAGTATTATCATGTTGGAATATGATCTATCTTTCCATCCTTCCAAGCTAAACATAACGTCTTTAGAAAAGCCATGATCGTTATAAGTCGTTTCCACCCTTACCTGAAAGTGCTTACTTTGCTCATCATAAGAAATTAGTAATCTTTGCTTTCTAATCAAAAGCTCCGCCATTACTCTTGGCCCTATCTCAAACATCTAAACCTCCTACCATTGGCTAAAACCGATTAAACAAGTTAAAGGACCAGCTAATACACAAATCTGAGCTGAACCATCACTACCATCTAAGAAAACGCCAGCACCCCATACACTCCATGTAATCTCAAATTTTATCCTAAACCTGTCTATGTGAAATCTCTGCATTTAACCACCTCCTTATATTTCACCATTGCTTGAAAAAGATAATTCTCTGATTCATCGCCAATTCCGTATGGATTTTTGTATAGCTTCCAACCGGCCTTAAGAAAGTTATTTACCTCATTATCTAGAGATTTTTCACTATTCCCAGTAAGCGTTTTATATTCACACACTTCAAATGCTTTAATCATGTCACCCTCCAAATACAAATTTAGCTGTCGCCAAAGGAACAATAATACTAGACAGCAGCGACCATACGACCATAGTGACTGCCGATACAACTACTACAACAAAAATTACTTCTTTCATTCTTTTGGCACCTCCGGAAGACGACACCAATCTGGTACTCCTACTGCATTAGGGTTAATACTTCTATGCTCGTGGGTAGCTTCAAGGGGCTTCCTACAGAAGTAAACTGGACCTTGTCCCATATTGCTTTCTTTTGAGTACATACAATCCTCACAGCTAACAACCTCTATATAAACTTTCTTCTTTTTCAGCTTTCTATTTCTAAACAAACCTATTTCCCCTTTTAATTTTACATATTCAGGCGGCCTCAATACATCCCATAAACCATTTAAAATCTTGTCACACTTCTGTTCGTCACCCCATCTGGTATCGATAGATACATCTGTATGACCATATGAATTATAGCTTGCTAAGGTGTAAACAATATAAAAACCTCTACATGATAGTTCTACCTTAACCCCGTAGTCTCTCGATGCTATCTCTAGAATTTGATCGCAGCTCATTTCTTCCCTTATTTTTATTGGCGTTAATGATTTATCACTAATAAACCTACTCACTACTCTTTCGCCTATTCTCATTTCATAATGTTTAAGGTCGAAGCTCATTAGTTATTCTCCCCTTTCTTGTAACAATCCACTGTATACCCATATCTCTCAAGCCTTTTGTAGGACTTGAAGAAATCATCACAAGTTCGGTTGCTTGGATTAAGCAGAATCGATTGTTGTTTCGGGATCTCTGTATGTAGAGGCTTCGATTCTCGATGGCTTCCAATCAAGATGACGCTCAATGACAATACTATTAATACCAAGGTCACCCATTTTACCCTCAATATACTTGACCAATTCATCTACTTTCTCCTTGTCTGTATTTAGCTCGTGTCTAAAAGAAACATGATCCGATTTATACATTGTATTTCTCCCTCAAGTTCTTTGTCGCTTGCCGCCAGGAGACATTCTTGAGTATGCGGTAAATCGACGCATAGGATACAATACCCTTATAATCCCGCCAAATACTCATGCATCTCTCTCGCTTGATATGCCCTCTCTTCCAGATTAATCTTGCGTCTGATGCTGTTAATTTAGACTCTGTGTTCTTATTTCCCGGTTGCTGTGCCATTTCATTCCCTTACTTATATTCGTATCCGTTATTATTTAATCTCTTAATCAGATCGTCATAGTGTTCTTGTATAATACTTCTTCTATCTTCAGTAAGTACCGTTGCGACGCATTGTCTGTGATTAGAATTAACTGAGAACATCATCCACTTAACCCTATTTCTAGAACCGTTTAAACACCCTCCTCTATTTTCAGTAGATATCAGACATTTCTTGCATATACTATTTCCGTCTATAGAAGCGCAAATACCGCACGAAGTAAATTCTCTGTATTCTTCTATTCCTATATACTTTTTTGTGAGTAGATTCTCATACCACTCCAGGCGATTGGCTATAGCCTCTTCATGTTTGTTCATACTAACTCCTGGAATTGTACCCAATTTCCTATAGCAGAAGTCCTAGCTCCTACCCTGCCTCGCATAAGAAGGTTGATGTTTCCTATCTTCTTTATATCAAGCTTTTTAAAGGCCATGCCGTCTAGGTATTCTCTATTATCTTGAATGCCGCTAAACGTAACAGCTCCGGTTTCCTTGTCTGTAGTAACTTCAAAAGCCAATCCGTGAGGATGTAAGAACTGCCTGTTAAGCTCATGAAGGTATCCAATCTCTCTAAACTCCTTGAGATCAATGTATTTTTGCATTATTCCTCCTTTCCCATCTCAAGAAACATTTTAGCTAATATCTGAGCTGCTAGGTGTTCATGACAATAAACAGACTCATTACCAAATGGGCAAATGGTGCAATTAAAAGCAGCATCAATACAGCCATTCTCTGCTAGATACTCAAGCTTTTTCTTTTCGTCCTTGCTATAGAAAATATCCATTAGTGACCAAATACCTCCAATAGCTTATCTATAAGGCCCAACACTTCACAGCCCACACCTATTAATCCTCCAGTTGCCGCCACAAGAAGGTATCCTCCAGCCGTCATAATCTGCGCGTGTAGCTTGTCTGGGATCTTATCTATTAGCTTTCTCAATTCCTTAGCTCCTTAGATTTCTCCATGATGAAAATAAGCTCTTCTATCCTTGCTAAAATAAGAAGCTTCTCGGCTTCTGTCTTCGCTTTTCCTACATGGCTTTGGAGATGTATGGTCCTGTTCAACATCCAGATTTTAAATTCCTTATTCTTCATATATCAATCCTTCTAAATAAAATGCTTTATTCTCAGCAGGATCAAAACAATCCAGCCTGTACTCTGATCCAAGATGTTTGATCTGTGTTGGGGGAGAAAATTTACAGTCTTTTCTAAAAGCCGTTGTTTTCCCATCATTCTTTTTGAGATAGATGGTATAGACTTTTGGATTATACCGTGATTTCTCTCCGCCCGAATACATTGAACTATTATCTTTTCTCATAAACTTCCTCCTTGGCTCCACCTTGACAAAGGCGTAAAACAAAGTCAAGGGGAAAAGAGTATTTTTTTAAAATTTAGCTGATGTTGCAGAAGCTACCCATTTACCGCTGATGTTGTAAAGCTCACACTCAATAAATCCAGCTCTTTTAAAAGTATTTACAAGAGCGTTAGCAGATTGTTCTGTCTTCATTTCTACGTGGTAATTATTTCCGATAACGTAAGCATTAACGAAAGCTACGTTTGTTTCTTTTAGTGTTGCTCTTAATTTCTCTGAGTTAGTCATTTTTAATCTCCTTGGTGAATGTTTCCCCTATGCATCTGTTGTAGTTTTTCCCCTTCAATAAGTCAAGGGTTTATTTTTCTGCTTGCATCTTTTTTTTCTTTCTCCTACAAGAACGGTGTAGGAGAAATAAATACATAAGGAGAAATCTAATGGAAACTAAAATATCATCCAAGGACTCATTCAAAGCCTTGATAGAAGAGAGCAAGATCGAAGATAAGATCGATTCATTGAGTCAGGTCATTTTGGACCATGGCCCTTTGGCTATGTTTGAAGTAGAGAATTTAATACTTGAGAAATTAGAAGATATCGAAATGGACAATGAGGAGGAGATTCCCTTCAAAAGAAAAGCGGCGATCGTCCGATGTTTGAATACAGTTGCCGCCAAGGCAGTGAGGGATAGGCGTATATTCGTCTGTGAGGGCCGAAAGCTAAATGAGGGTACGAATAGGAGAGTGACAACTTATCGAGCTCCAGAGGGATCGGAGATCCTTTTGCCATCAATCGAAGATCCCATGACCAAGGTAGATACTGTTGACGCTTTAGCCTTTCTGGAGAAGCAATTAGCCAAGTATCCATCCACTTTGACACTGTCAAAGCTGGCAGGAAGGGTAAAAGTAATGCAAAATCCGTACATTAGCACTCTAGATGGTCCGATTCCAGTAATTTAAGTGTGTATTTTTGTAAAAAAGCTTATACACATTCCAACTATCTAATATAATATATATATATAATATATATATATGTGTATATATAGGTAGACCAAATAAATAAAATAGGGGTGGTGCCACCCCCCTTATCATTCTCGCTCATTCGTTGTTTTTGATTGTAATACCGGGGGGATGAATGTGTATGTTAGTGTGTATATTGCTTATACATCTTATACACTCTTAACCGGGGGACGTTTTTTTATAGAGTAACCAACTCTACCTGGCGTTATCTGAAAATAAGAATCTTCCTTAATAACTTGTTGGAACAGGCTTAATAACTGTGGCTTGTTCTGAACAAATTGTCTAGTAAAACTTGTAAAGCCAACGTTCTTATTAGGAATTTTCTCTTTAGCCCGCTTCAAAGCCTTCGATATGGCATCATTATTGTTCTCATATAGCTCCACGCACCTAAGGCAAAAATGAAGGCAAGTCCGGCCAGCCCAATCCAGATCTCTCTTTGATAGCTCCAGGCGTCCATTTACGGGATGCAAATTAAGCAAGGCTATCCTGGCCGCAAAAATCTCTACTCGATCTTTGTAATACGAAAACAAATGCTCATTGGATGGTTGACGATATTTGTGGTTGTCAAAAGCCAGTTGAATATCAATGAGAAAATCTTCTAAGTGATCTGGAGTCACTACGTCAACATAGTCCCTATTGGTTTTATCGTTTTTCTTGCTCCCTTTTTTGAACCTGTCCAGGATAACCTTAAATCTATTCACCACCTGATCGCTCAGAGGGATAGCTTCACCATATCTCCTCCTGGCTTTGTAAACCTCCCTGGTCATATGCGGAGCCTTGATATAGATAAGATCAAATCTTCTCACCCCACCACCACCAAAAAAACTGTTCCCACGGTATTCATCAAAATTTACAAAGGTGTCATTCATAATTAGATTAACGATCGGCTCATAGACCGGCGGCGTATCGCTACTTGTCCGTCTTGACTTACCCATGAGATAGCTACCTTTTCCGAGTGTAGCTACCTCCAGAAAAGACTGGAGGGGAGAGTATTCAGTTTTACAAGTGAAAAAATTCTTGGCTTCGTCCGAAGATATATTAAGGGTCGGCTCTGCATTTAAATCATCTAGTAAAGCTCCGTCACTTACAGGCATGTTATTTATAAACCCCTTGTATGTATTTCCGAACTCATAAAATTGCCGTATAGCTTCATCAAGAACCCCTTTGTTATAGGACTTCCCAGAATTAGAGTCACCCAATTGAAGCACCCTCTGGCTTATATTTCTCCTGCCGTAGTAGGCAACTTCAGCAAAGAAATAAGCTGGAAAAGTTTGGCTCCCAAAAGTTATCGCCGCTTCTTTATTCAATCCTTTATTGTTTATCAAGTCCCTCACGATGTCGCCAGCAAGCCCATGAGGTATGTCTAGGGGATCTTTTTTCAGCTTTAAAATGTGGGCATAAATATTAGGAGCTTCCTCTGTCTTCTTTAGCGCGCTCAAGAATGTCATCCCACTGAGATCCGTTTCCTCATCTGGATAGTCAAAATGATTGATAGCTATTCTCCTAAGACTCTCAAAATCAAAACGCCCTTTGCCCTTTGTTCTCCTGGTGTTCATCTCTATGTATTGATCGTTAGTATGTTTGTTTGGTATCCCAGTCCTTTTGCTCCATTCCTCTTGATCGAAAAATCTATCAACCAAAGCCGCCGATGTTTCATCATGAAAACTCTCTGCAATAAACGCCACTACCTTCCATGCATCACCTTCGCTATCCCAGAATGAAGGGTCTTTCTCCTTGATAAACTCAAGCCTCTTGACTACCTCCTCATAGTTTGCTAAAGGTTCTTTGACTACCTGATTTCTTTTGTTAGCCTTTGTCTTGGTGGATAGTATTTTGTTAGTGAAGTTATCAGGCAAGTCGCCAATCTCCGGTACTACCCCATCATTAGAAACAAAATAACCCTCTGAACCAGCCATAAAAACAACACAACCTGGACCACTCAGGAGCTCTATACCGCTGTCAGTGTATCGATACTTATCAACAGCGAATGGTTTGGATAGCTTTATATAGTAGTGCTCTCCTCCGTTTACCGTTCCTTCACAATACCATTCTTTTATATCTAGTTTAAATTCTTTGATCCACTTGCCGAAAAGCTCGCTCCCTTTCTTGCCCTTTTTGTTGTCGATATCTATCACCAGGTAATTATCTAATATCATTGCGAGGCTATTCTGACGCACGCTATATGTGGTGTTCAGCTCTTCGAGTGAAGATATATATGGTGTATGGTCTTTACCCCATTTCTTTGGGAAAATTACCTCTTTTTCTTCTTTACCTGGAATTATCTTAATGTTTACAGGGAAGTATCTCTGCTTACCGAATTTTTCAATTGTTTTTTTCATGTTTTCCCTTTTTGTGTTGCTTTCTGTTTCCTGCTAGTCTACAACAAATAAGTCAACGAAACAAGAAAAGCAACCAAGGAAAAATTAGCCATGCAAATCATCAAAGGAAAACAGCTAGGTAAACCCTTCCGAGGAATTATCTACGGCCTCTCTGGAGCGGGTAAATCTACCCTCGCCAACACTGCCCCAAAAGCAATCTTTTTAAACTGTGAAGATGGTTTAAATCAAATTGACTGTCACAAAACGCCGCTAATTAAAAGCATAGACGATCTTAAGAATTATCTTGCTTGGCTACTAAAGGAAAAACATGGATATGAAACGGTTGTTCTTGACACAGCAGACGCTATGGATCTCGTCATATCAGAGGAGATTTGTAGAACTGCCAATAAGAAAAGCCTTGGTGATTTTGGCTATGGTGCTGGGTATGACCTCCTGGTGAGAACATGGAACAGTCTACTAACCAGCTTCGATAGTCTACATGCCAAGGGTATAAATACAATTGTCACAGCTCACCCTGTGATAATGAGCTTTCAAGATCCCACTGGCGAAAGCTATGACAAGTTCACCCTAAAGGTTAACAAAAAGGTAGCTGGCACACTGATAGCGAGAAGTGATTTCTGTTACTTCCTCGACTATGAGAAAGTGATTAAAAAGAATGCTCAGGACAAAGGTAAAGCCGTAGCAACAGGCGATAGGATACTACATACAAAGTGTAAACTGTCATTTGATGCTAAAGACAGGTATTCAATGCCTGAAAAAATTATAGTCAATGATAAGTTTAACTTATCTATTTTTAGCGAACTAATAAAGCAGGAGAGAAAGTAATGTTTTTTGACGGAACTGACGTAGAAGATGGTTGTTTGGCAGTTGGTAGATACAAATCTGTAATCGTAAGTGCTGAACACGCACAGAATAAAGCTGGTACAGGAAGCTTTGTTAAGGTTGAATTTGAGATAGTAGATGAATCTGGCTTTACAGTTATGAACTGGTACAACATCGAGCACAACAATATTAAAGTTCAAGCGTTTGGCAAGCGTCAATTCAAGGAACTTGTCCAAGCTGCTATGGGTGTACCAACCCTATCCGATCCAAGTGATCTGGTAGGCAAAAAGGTAGAGCTTATGTTAAATGTTGAGGATAGTGATTTCGGCAAGCAAAATAAAGTTATGTCAGCTACGGAAGTAGACGATAGTTTTGGTGGTCTTATCTAATGAAATACGCTGTGGACGCTACCCATTTACTTAAAACTAAAACCAAGAACAGAAAGCCTTGTACTATAGTTTATTTTTTCTGTGGTGGCGTCCACTTCCGTAAATGGCTTATGGAATGGCATCATAAGGAAGTTGAAAGACTTGTCATGAGTGAAGCCTTTGAAATAGATGTTTCATTTGCCAAGTCCAAAAAATTTCCTGAGATAACTATTACAAAATATTCCCTTCGATCGTATATTAAAAAATGTGAACATGTTTGGATTGATACCGACATGAAAGAAACTATTTTTATCTGCGAGAAATGTAATGCCACCATTGAGATCAACCGATAAACACAAAGCCGCCAAAGCATCCGCTCACCTTAGAGAGTTCTGTCTGTACTATCACCAACCGCGAAAGCTCGCAAAAGAAGCCTCCAAGATTAAGGAGTTCCAGAAAAAGAAAGATGGTACGATAGGAAAGAAGTACCTAGTCAAATGGAGATGTTGCCAATGTGGAATCCTTACAGAAAATCCTGATATGGATCATAAGTTTCCAGTTGGTAAAGCTCCTCTTTGGCCTTATGAAGTAGGCGAATTATTAGCCTACATTAGAAAGATTCTAGTTCCTATTCACGAATGGCAATGTTTATGTAAGCCATGTCACAAAGTAAAAACCGATGAGGAGAACAGAGAACGTGCAAGAAAAAGAAGAGAAGCCAAAGAAAACTTACGACGAAAAGAGAATAGTGAGAGAAAAAAAGTCGGAGAAACAAAAGTTAAATAAGCTCAAGAATAGGGTAGTCTTTTATCATATCGATGCTGTCATGCTTAAAATGATAATGAGAATGTCATGTATGACACAGGATCAGATATCTAAAAAGACAGGTATTCACTACAACTTTATATCAGCCTTTGTCACCGGAAAGATGAATCCTTCCAGGGATGAACTTATGACGCTCCGGAGAGTATTAGGTTTTACACTTACAAAAGTTAACGCAAAGAAAATAGAGGTATTGGTATAATGGGTTCATTAAATGATATGTTAAAAACATTAGAGCAAGTAGATGAAGGTTACATCGTTTTAGATAACGAGGAGATGAAGGAGATTTTTGGTGATATCAAAGGGAAAGTCGATGGCATATATACCCTCGTATCAAAGCTTGAATCAGAATCAGCCAGGCTCAAAAAAGAAAAAGAAGCCATGGAAGCTGCCCATAAGAATATGGAAAACCGTATTAAATCGATTAAAAATTATGTCGAATACTGTTTAACTGTAAATGAAACTCCGCTCCTGGTGGGGGATAGCTACCAGCTTAAATTGAATATTCGAAACAGCGTTAAAAAGAAAGATGTAGAGCTTACATCGAATGCCGCCACAATCCTAAAACTTCGCTACCCTAGCCATGTTCCCGTCCGTGAGAAGTATGAGCTCAATGCTGGCGACATGAAAAAGGTATTTAACAAAGAGGATATGGAAAAATATTTTGAGACCGGTGAGAGTAGATCCGTGAAGTTCTCAGTACGTAAGATTAAATAAGTTACAAATACACGTTGATTTGTAACAGCAGGTAATCGAAAGCCTCACCCCTCAATGAAGGGTGAGGCTCCGAACGAAACAAACCAAGCGAGAAAAAGCCAATCTACGCAAAGGAGAACTAACATAATAACATGTTAGCGCTTCATTTGCATTTCAATTCTTTTACCCTCAAGTTTTCGGTTAACTTCAGCTATGATCTCGTCAATAGTCTTAACCTCAAAAGGACGTCGCCCTCCACCATATCCGGACATATCTTTCCACGAAAAAGACTTGGGAAGGTCCAGAAATAAATTTCTCGAACTCTGATAACCCATTAGTTTCCAGTTTCCAAATAATAGTCCAGCTTCTTTTGCAACGGTTTGAGGGTTGAAATGACTGATACCTCTAGCTTCGTACCAATATTTTTCGCCCTGGATGTACTTGTATCCACGATAAACATAACTTGCACCAACAACAGTATCATCTGTTCCTGAGATCTGAAATGAATCAGCTCTCATATTTGGCAAGTCTCTATAATAATTTGGCCATCCCATCCCAAAAGCTGGTTCAATTCCAACTACTGCAACCTTAGCGGAAGGGTATTTATTCCCGTATTTAAACCCGCAATGATTAGCACTTGATCCACCTTGGCTGTGGCCGGTAGAAAAGAACATGTCACCGTCGGCATGTTCTAAGCCTCTCAGATATTCCATCCCTTCCATGCACATCTTAGCGTCTCCGCTCTGAGTTGTTTCAGCACATGAAACTAAGTAGCCATGACTAGCAAGATGCATAGCAATACTTTGATAGAAGATACACCTGGCTCCAGTACCGTTACCGATAGAAGCTATAGGAGCCTTGCAATTGTCAGGAAGTCCAGTAGGCAAATAAAGCTTGTGGCCATTCCTATCCTTTTTCTTAACTGAGTATGGGCCAGGTTTTGTGAAATCAAGTCCATCCTGAACACAGAAATTTTTCTCTGGATCTGGGGTAGGTACTGGCGGCACTGGTTCAGGTTCGGGGTTTTCGCAATCTTGGCATGGTGGACATTTTGGACACTCTGGCTTTGGATAAGTTACGGGTATCTCAATTGGATTTGCGATTGTCTCTTCTATGATTTCCTCCACCACGCCACAACAAGATATTATACTTAGCATTAAAAATATTGATAGGTATTTAAACATTACGCTCCTTTACGTTCGTTTAAAACATTAAAAGCTAGGGTTTTTTACGCCCTAACTTCTTGTGAATTACTTCTTGACAGCTGCTTTTTCTGCGTTTTCTTTCATTATTTCTTTGATAAGCTCGCCGATATACTTGGCCCACTTGTCAAGTGTATCGAAAAAATCATCTTTTGGATCAGCCGCGCGTCGAGAAACATACTCGATAACAAATTTGATAACTGCTTTGATGTTTTTGGGATCAAAAATCCAGCGAAGAAGATACTCTCCAAGCTTCTTTAAAATAGCACTCATGCCTTACTCCTTTGTAAAAATTAAAATATCCTGCTAAACCATAGCAGGGGATAACAATAAAATCACTCATCTTCGTCAAGTCTTCCACCATTCTCTAAAAATTCATCTTCGCAAAGCTCGCACATGTCATCATAAGCTTGCCAATCGTTCTGAACAAAATCATTACCACAATGGATGCACTCAATTATCTCATGTATCATTAGTAAACTCCATAACCACATTTCTTAGAGCCGTTACCAGGACGATCTAAATGGATATGTCTTGGATACAACCACCAGCGGAGTCCCAGGAGCATAGCTTTATCTATCAGTATGTAAAGATCTTTGCTGTTTAAGTTGACTGTTGACACATCAACTGCTTTACAACGCATATGAAAAGAATTATCCGCTCCACCTTCGGCTGTATTATGAGTTTGGCATCTGGCCCCGCTCTTTATATACAGAGGCTTTCCAACATCTCCCCGAATCTTATCGATGGCCATCATGATATAAGTGTCTTCGCTTATGAAAAGCCCACAACCACATTTACAAGCCGTTTCTTTTTCTGTGAAATATTTTAACATATGACGTCATCCTCTATTAGTCCTAGCTCTGTACGGAGGTATTTTACTTCTGTGATAAGAGGCTCTAGGTATCGAACTAAGCCCGTGAGAGTGCCAGCAGCGTCATCTGTGAATGCCCATAGATGTACGTCTTTATATTTCTCGATCTCTTTTAAGATAATCGATAGATCTCTATACATATTGTTCTCCATATTGCTCTACTTTATCGTAGCATCTATTTACCCTGGTGGAAAATATTTCTTTTTCTTTGTTGACAAGGGGAAAAGTATATGGGAGAAAGAATCTGTCGAAGGGGAAAATAAACCAAGGAGAAAGAAATGGAAGAACTTTACGAGAATTTAAAAAAATCAAGAGACACTCTAATCAATTATTGCAACAATGGAGGCATGATTGACGGAGATACAGAAGCGGAACTACTTGCTCAGATTGTTACCTATCTAGATATGATGGATAAATTTATATGGAGAAAAGGTTAATTATGCCGATGTTTACAGTAATAGAAAAAGACGAAAGCCCTGACAGGATTCTTATGGTTGCGGCTGATAATGAACTTCATGTTGTAAATGGTCTTACTAGAAAATGGAGCCCTAGATTTAAAGATAAGCATGAAAAAGGGCTGTTGATAATCAAGAGAATTGATCGAGGTAGCCACTACTTAAATCTATATGATGAAGGACCAAGGAGAACACCTTACGAAAGGTTTATGGGAGGATAATCACTTCCTACTTACAAAGTAATTCCCCATTAGTGGGAATACTAAACCCACGAATATAGTTAGAGCGCCAAAGACACCATTCAATCTTGATATTGATGTGGTGTTTTTTTGTGTTTGCTCCTGGAGAGATATAAAAATTTCCATCTTGCCTTTGATAAATCCCACGTCTTCAATCATTTTGATTTCTTGATCTTCTGTCATGACGATCCTTCAAAAGCTTTGATAGCATTGGAAGCTCTAGAAAAAATCTCTATCCCTTTTGTGGATAGTTCTATTCTGCTAGGCTTTGATTTTCTTGGTTTAAAAATATCATCACCGTAAATATCTCTGAGCTTTGTTACTCTCTGAGAGATCGCGCCTCGCGTTATATGAATATCCATGGCGATAGTGATATATTTACCTCCCTCAAGAAAGAGCTTCATAATAAAAAGATCCTGTAGATCCAACATCCTCAATTTTTTAAGTTGAGGATTTAGTCTATTATGCTCATCATACGCCAAGCCTTACCACCTTCTGTCACTGCAACGATGTTGCCATCATTATCGTAGGCGATTGCCTCAAGCTGTCTTTTAGTTTTGAATGTATGGGTATATTCCCCCATAATTTCATCACCGTCAAGGACAAACTCAATGATTCCGTAGTCATGGTTTGGTCCCTTCTCATGAAATGAGATAACCAACTTGCCGCCAGCCATATCCATCCCAGTAACATACCTCCCCACTATGGCAGGAAGTAAGATAAATTTTTGAGCCTTTCCTGAATTTGTCTTATATAACCAACCACTAGAGTCTTTTTTAATGAAATAAAAGAAACCATCTTGGAAAGCCATTGCCTCACAGTCAGAGGGGTAGTCTGAAAAGTGGTGGCCCATACCATTATTGTATTCCTCATGCCAGGTACTCAGAACGTATGTGGTGACTCCTCTACCTTTCCTTGCCCCATGTGCGTCAAGAATGTATATGTAGTCGCCAACCACAGATATATCTTCCCAGTCCCTATTGCGTATGGGTACTTTTCTCTTGGATCCGTTTTCATACTGGACCCCGTAGTAAGTATAGATCTCAGCTAAGTTACCGGAATCAGGGTGAGCGTACAATGCTCCATCGATTCCTACATCGATACCTGAGATTTCTTTGGCTCCAATATTTGGAAGAAAGAAGGAGGCTAAAATAATTGTCTCTAATAACATGGGTTCTCCTAAACGTTAATTCAACTTATACACAGTGATTGTTAATCGTCCAGCGGTATTGGTGGTAGGTGGCCACATCTTAGTCCCGTCTGCTGAATAAAATGCAAATGAAATATAACCGGCAGGAAGTCCCGTTGTCAATACACTAGAACTCCAACCTACTTTAGAAACAGAAATAGGCCTTCGGTTGGCTACCTCAATACCTTGAAGTGTGAAGGTAACTTCATACTGACTACCAGCAGCAAAATAGGAAGTGCCTACCAAGTCATTGGAGGGGTCACGAACTAAATAGGCAAGCCCATTAGCCTGATAAACCTTTAAACCTTTTCTCCTCAATACTGAGGATGTAACTTCTATGTAAGGTGTTCCAGTGTAATAAAACCTTTCTGGATTTAATACAATGTAGGCAATAGGGACTTTTATTGGGACTATTGCCTCTAGGGTAGTCAGCCTACCCTCGGTTGCAGTTACTCTTGGTTCTAAGGCATCCAGCCTACCATCGTTTGTAACGCTACGAATAACATTTGCATCTGATCGAGCTTCGTTGTTTGCGATAGTTACATCTTGAACATCATTGGCATTGTCTACGTAAGCCTTGACCGATTGTTGAGTCGGTAGGTGTTGATCACTATCAGAGTTTAACCCATCCTCATCTAGCACTGGAATATAAGGAACTGAGTCCTCTGTAGATATAAAGGTAGAGGTAGTAGTCGGCACCCACATTGTAGGGTGTTGATCTCCTTGCTCCCCATATTTGTAAGTAGAGAACTGATCTTCTGTACCATATACATCGGAAAATACAGGTATGACAACACCATCTCTTCTTATCTCGCCCGGACTTAAACCTGTAGCAAGGTTAAACCTTGAGTTGTTACCTCCTAGAATATGGTAGCCTACAAGTTTATCAAACTCCCACTTAACACCGGCAGCATCATAGATTACCAAAGGCCCATCGTCTAGATACTCTAAGTCTGGTGGGTTAGTCATGTCTCCATAGAACGCCAGCTCACTGACAGACTGGTACACCTGAGAATCATTGTCGTCAAAATCTGGAATTACCGCCGGTACTTCTTTAAAATATGTGGGAGGATATGAGGCACTAGTAAAGTTTTCGATAGCCTCTTTATTAAGAAGGGATCGTATTGTGTTACCATCAGCCTGATCTTGAGCAACACCAATAGCCACATCTTGAGAGTCATTTTTATTGTTTACAGATGTAATGTCTGCTTTAAGAGCTATATCCTCTTGGTTTTGAACACTACGAATAACATTCTGGTCTGACTGAGCCTGAATGTTTCCAATATTTACATTCTGAACTGCATTGCCATTGTCTACATAAGTCTGTACTGCTGCATCCCCTGCAATTCTAGATTGTTCTTCAGCAGCAAGGCCATTTAAAGCTGATAGGATATTTGTTGTGTTGCCAGCAATATCATTATTGTTAGCCACTATCATAGCTACTTGTTCAGAAGTTATAGTACTTGGCTTATTGAGTATCCTTGCATCACCAGCAGTAGCGTCCCAGTCCGATTGGACATTCGCATTCGCATTAGAGGGAGCATGAGCTGACACAGAATGGTTATAAGCACTAACTCCTCTATCCCCACGGTAAGCCGTTGCGGATGTAGTGCCTAGAACTAAACCGGAGGCCATCTGTACATATACAGTACCCGCCCACCGAAACGATTGGTTAACGTCAATAGCAACGTAAATTACATTAGGTAATCCAGTAGCCGGAAAAGCGGCCTCATTTGCATACTCTTGAACATTGTCTATGTAGGCCGGTAGCTGACTCTCTGGCACCATACCGTCTACTAGGTCCGGTACAGATACCCCTACTTCTATAGAGTCTAGCTTAGACTGAGCCATATTAAATATAGCAGAGGAGTTAGTCCCTATGTTTGTAGACAGGAGATCATTGATGTTATCCACATAAGCTTTAACCGATTGTTGTGTTGGTAGTCTAGTAGCAGAGTCGCTGACTAAATCATCCTCATCTATACTATCTACGTAGACAACATTTTCAGGTGTTTTTCTCAACATACTAGATATGGAGGAGGAGCTAATTGATATAATAGGATCAACATCTACGTAATTAAAGTCAGCAAATGTACCGTCCTCACTAAAAGAGGGTACAGGTACACCATCTTTTGTTACGTCCGTGCCAGTAGCAAAACGAAACCTAGTGTAGGCCCCAGTAGTGTCTACCAAATCTATATTCTCAAATATCCATTCTACTCCAGCACCGTCTACAATAGTTAGCCTATGATTTAAGTACTCAGATAGGTCTGGTCCTGTTATACCATCTGTATAAAACCGTATTGATTGTAGATATTTTGCGAAATATGATTCAGCAGGATCATCAAACCCCGGAATAAGTACTTGCGTTGGTACATCTAAATAATCTTGAACTGAGTGATCTTGTGACACCACCTCTTCATTTATAGCCAGATTGTCCTGCCATTTAGTGTCGTCCCACTCACCAGTCACACCAGCATTAAGACAGGTGTAAATACTGAAGTGATCCCCAGTAGGGTTATGCCAGATAGTATTTCCTGTAGTATATGTGTTTTCTTCTTTGTAGGCAAAGTAGCTTGGTACTTTATGGACTTCCAAACTTTGTACATTCAATTCTACCTTTGGCTGTTCCCCATCCCCAAGTAGTGTAGTGTCTTCAGAGAAAGTATAGCAATAAATATACATCACCCCCTTGACCAGCGGAACATGAGGGTCAAGGCTTATTAAGTTTGACTGTCCGGGCACTACTACCTTACCACCTCCAAAATTAGTAAATGAGTTTACACTCACGCTTTCATAAATTATGTTTCCAGATTCTTGGTGTATAATGTCAAATCTTAATCTAGTTCCTTCAGGGCAAGAAACTACATCGAGATTAACATCCTGTAGAACGATATCCGCCGGAGACAGGAAATAACCAGGTCTTGGGGTATTAGCTGGAACCGGACTATCTACAACACCATTATATAATGTAAAGGTAACGGACGATCCTTCTGGAAACTTATGGAGAAGTACATGGTCTTTGGTATAGATAATACCTTTACCCCCAGCATTACCAACAACAAAACCTTTGCCATCTGTGTAGGAGGGTCTAATTAGGTTTCTGTCTTCTCCGTCAGTTCCATGAAAGGCGAACCCTCCTGAAAAATCCTTGAGGTAAAACTTGTCAGAGGAGAAAGAACTAAGCCAGTTACCTTTTTCTACCCATTCACCAGCCACCCTATTCTCAACGTACAACCCACCATTTTCTGAATGGTAATGGAATCGCCAAGAACCATCGACAGACTCGCTACCCTGTATGTACTCTACACCTTCTACTTTTGTGACACTAGTTCCAGCCGGTCCTCTCGAACCTCTATCGCCTTTTTTCGCGCACTGGATAAATCCTTGCATGTGCTACTCCTCTGTTTCTTCAGAGGCAGGTATTAAGTGTCCTGCATCTTCTACTAAGACAATGTTAAAGGTAGCATACCACAATTCTTTTTCCTCTAGTGATACCCCCTCACCAGACAGTTTATCCGCTGGAACCGTTGGAAACCCAAACCTACCATCGGTAAGATGATATATATCATCTACAGAAAACCATATTTCCGTCTTAGTCTTATCTGGTTCTGGAACACCTGTTTTTGCATTGCTTCCCGTGATAGGAAATCTTGAATCATCATTGATAAAGTTCAATGCATTGGTTGCTTCTAACAAGGTATCAGCTACGTTTAAATACATTTTATACCTCTATACATAGGGTGGAGCATTTTCATATGGATGGCCACCGGGTAGATTACCTTGCAAACCCCACTTGTGGGCAAGGTATCCCTCTAGCTTTTGCCTAGTTTCTGTAGTGTTGTCGTTTAGTACAACCATCTCACTCCAAAAACCATCAATCCGTGTTGTTGTTTTATTTGTCATTATCTTTATCTGACAAGCTGGTCCGAGGTTATTATTCATAGATCCAGTTGAACCTCTAACATTTCCATCAACCCATGCACTAGTGTCAAGTTCGTCCCTAGAAAACCTAAGACAGTACACTGATGGTCCATCGTTTGGGAATGGAGATAAGACTAGGTTAGCATTGTTTAGTATAGTTACCTTGCCTCGAAACTCGCTATTGATATCTGATTCAAAGACATAATCGTTCCCTGCTGATGTCGTAGCCCACAAACCATCATTGTTATTGTTGATAACATCTACACCATGCACAGATATGAATGTAACATTTGTAGGTTGTGCTATTGCAAAATCACCACTACCTGACATGTTCAATTGTTCAGTACCGTCAAAATCAAGAACATTCAGTCCGTTTTGTGTTCGTGTTCCGGTTGTAGGTTGCAGACTTCCGGTAGCCTGTATGAGAGGTACACCACCTTTTTGCTCATTAACCTGTGACACTGAACCTCCTGATTCAGTAATGCTTCCTGTGTCTGAAGTATCCCACCAACCGAGAGTTGTTATATTTGCAGGTGTCCATAGCTCTTGTGTAGATAGCACTTTCATAAATGCAAACGGTATATGAAATGTCATTATTAAAAATCCCTTTGCCAAACGCCTAACATTGCAGTCCCATCATCTATGATTGTGACTACTCCCCTTTGCCCGCTTGTTAACTCGTCTGGGGTATTGCCAGACGGGAAAGATACACTTGTGAAAGTAGGTGTACCCGTTCCAGCCGCTTTAATGGATATTGAAATAGCTTTACCACCGCTTTGGTTTGTAGAGGTAAATGTAGTATTTCCTGTAAGGTCATGCCTGAATACTGTAGCTGCGTCCCAGTCTAGTGTTACCGCACCACTTGTAGGGGTTAGCACATGAAGACTAGGAAGCTTTATTTCCTGAAAGGTTTTATCCCCTCTCCAAAACTGGGAAGTTGTACCCGAAGTGATAGATGGCTCTTTACCATCTAGTGCATTTTGAGTATCTGTAGAGATAGGCTTGTCCGCATCGCTTGTATTGTCAGCACTTCCTAAACCAACTTGAGCTTTAGTTACACTATGGGGGTTAGTCGTTAAACCTCTGTGAGTAGTGTTAGATGAAACAGCAGCCGCATCTGTGTATGAGATCTTAGCAGTGTTAACACCTATGGCATCTAACTCAGCTTGTAGAATAAATTTATTGACAGTTGCAGAATCGTCTAGGTCATCAGGATCTAGGATAACCACACCTGTTTTCCCGTTAACCGAATCAACAGGAGCCGCACCACCAGCACCTCCACCACCAGTAGAGCCTAAGAGAAAACCTCTCTCATCTTGAAAGCCACCGGGAGCTGTTATCAAGTTAGTCCATCCGCCACCACCTACAGTAGTGTACTTAAATACTAGTCTAGATACTCGTACAGTAGTGGAGTTTACTGCTATCCCTGATGGAACTGTAGTTACAGCAAAATTATTCGCATCATTGATTGCATCATTATCATCATTATATCCGCCCTTAGGTAAGGTAAGTAGAGTTATACTACCCCCACCATCCGAGGCTTGGTTTCCAAATGTGTTTATACCGAATCTAGCATTGTTAGGAATAGTAGTGCCATCGGCATACTTAGTTATCTGGTTAAGATCAGAAAGCCTTCTAATCCCAATATCAGGATCGTTCACTACATAGTAAGTCGTGCCGTCTTGTATGGCAAAAGTTTGCAGGTGTAACTGCCAAGTAGTTCCTACAGTGGTAGTAAAATTTACACTGTCTGGTGTCGTTCCAGTATTTATAGTAACTGTAGGTAAAATACCAGATTGATACGAGGCTCCAAGTTTTCTCAGCTTCTCAGTTATGTAATTGAGAATGCCATCGCCAACACCGTTATCCACGGCATTATTGAACCGCTGCCAACCAAACGGCCTACCATCTGCGTCTGTAGTAGCTGCATCGAAAACAGAACAAATACCTATCCAAGCCTTAGCTACAATAGGGAAGGTGGCTGATGATCCAAGTGTGGCAACGCCAGTATCTAGGTACACATAAAGAAAATTTATTTGTGCTGTACCAGTAACTATGTTACCGGGGAGGAGAGCTACCCTTGCAGCTCCTCCAACACCAGTGCCGGTAAGAGTGTCTAACTCGTATCTCACCTTACCAATCATCACTGGTAGTTTGGTAAGTGGGTTCTGCTGATTGATTACATCGGCATATATAATTCCACCAACAACAACAAAGGTGACACCTTGTTTTTCTAAACAGATACCATTAAACATACCGTCAGCAGATAGTAGTGTGTCTGAAAGATCTCCACCAGCTTCATCATCAAATATGAGATTGTTGCCCTGAACCCTAACCACTTTACCATCTGCACCAACATAGTCTGTCGGAAGAACATCCGTTAAATCTAGAAAGGATGAAAGCTCACTGCCAATTCCTGATGTCTGTTTCCAGTCAGAAATTGCATCGGTCCCTGCCGATACATACGTTTTCTTACTGGTCTTATCGGTATAGTGAAGAGAAATTTCTGAGGGAATAAAATTAGGAGCACCGATTCCGGTTTTTACGTGTCTCGCCATTAGGTTAAATCCTCCACGTCCATTGTTAGTACGTTTCCATTTTCGTCTATTAATACAGTATCAAATCCATCTACACCCTGAGAGTTTTCTGTAGTCAAGATCTGATCGAAGATTGTTTCCTCTTCACAACATCCACCAACAAATACTTTCATGCATCCCTCCTAAATAGGAACTACTCTAATCGCCGCGCTTATATTACCTGATGATCCACTCGCATCAGGCTCCCAAATAAATCTAAGATATCCCATTGTCAGCCAGGCGTTAGGCAGAACAATAATGCAATGTTTAATTAATTCATCGCCAGTAATAACAAGCTCTACAGGCTCGCAAGCTTCCAAGTCTTCCCACAATCCCTCATAGATTGAAGCTTCCCAGGTAACTTTACCACTAACTCCAGCCTCCCATTTCAACTGATAGTTGATAGCGTTCATGGGAGTAGCTAGATTCGAGGGGTTAGTTTCAAAATATACAGAACTATCTTTATCGACAAGATAGCTCTCATTTATTTTTGCTTCTGTTGGCATATTAAGATCCCTTATTAAAGACTAGTCATCACCCTGTTACCTGTACCACTATTAGCAACAGCGCAAAACATTCTCAACTCAGGTGACCAAGCTACATCTTGCCATTGTTCAAAATGTTCTGGTCTAACTGTCCAGTTTATTCCATCATGGCTAGTCATAACACCCTCAGAACCTGCACTAAAACCAACAGCACAAAATATCCCAAGATCAGGAGCCCAAACTAAACTATACCAATCCTCATTAGCTGCACTCACTCTAGAGGTCCAGTTTATTCCATCTGGAGATGTCATAACTCTGTCTCCTGAACCACTATTAGAAACGGCACAAAACAAACCTAGCGCAGGTGACCATTCTACCGCATGCCATAGGTTACTATTGGGTGTGGATTGGACAGTCCAATTTATTCCATTAGGAGAAGTCATCACTCCCTCATTTGCAGAGCCATATCCAACAGCGACAAATAAATTTAATTCAGGCGACCATGTCACCGATTGCCAAAAGTCATTAGCTGCACTTGTTTGAGCCGTCCAGTTTATTCCATCTGGAGATGTCATCACTCTATTACCTGAACCATTTTCAGCAACAGCACAAAACAAACTTAATTCAGGAGCCCAAACTACATCTTGCCAAGGGTTATTAGTAGGGGTAGCTCTGTCAGTCCATGTAATTCCATCTGGACTTGTCATAACACAAAAGAAGCCAGCATCAAAACCAACAGCACAAAACAAACCTAGTGCAGGTGACCAAGTTATTGACTTCCAATCATCAGTATTTCCAATCGATCTAGCAGTCCATGTTGTTCCATTAGGACTAGTCATAAAACCAGCAGAAGAAACAGCGGCAAATAATCTTAACTCAGGTGACCAAGCTATCCCGAACCAATTATGATCGGCTGAACTAGCTCTGGCGGTCCAGTTTCTAACAGAAAATTCTGCCTGTGTATGCCTGGTATCTTTGTTTACATCTTGTAAATGCCCAAACCATTTATGTACTGCATTTTGCCAATAGTTCTGTTGATGGAGATTAGCTTTCTCTCCTATTCCGTCCGGTTGATTACCCCCTAGAGTCATCCAACCAAAGTTCCACCTGGTAGATCCTGTGGGTGTTATCAAGGCAGATACATCTGTTGCCCAATCTGTCTTCTCTGTAGGTTTAGCAATCATTTCTATATCCTTTGTTGTTTGTATTAATGATAAACTATTTAGTCGTTAGTTAAAAGCGTTGAGTAATTCCCTGCCTCTGAGTCGTTTATTAAAACACCTGGCATCCCGTTTGGATTATTGGCATCAAATATTGAAACGTCAGGCTCAAAGTAGGTAGCAAAACCTAAAGCACCCATGTCCGTTACAGGAGTTCCATTTTTTGTTACTGTGCAAGTATTAGCTGTATTGCCTCCAGAGGTAAGATCTATCTGGATGTAGTGCCTAGTTGATACACCGTAGGCATCACTTATATTTGTTGGCCCAAGCGCAGTAAATGTAAAAACTACCCCGTTTCTGTCCACTATTTCTAAAGAACCACCAGCGGCACTAAAGGCAGAAGTTAATTCAGCTAGGAAAGATGAGGCGCTGGCGTCAGTAGTATTGAACTGAATTACCCGCTCTCCACCAGTAAAATTTGTAAGTATTCTTTCAGAAAATCCATTGCCACCAGAGTAAAAATCGAATGAATAGGTAAGTAAAGCATATGTAGAAAATCCGCCACCGCTTGGATCATTTGAAAAAGCAAAGTAATTAGGTGGAACTAATGTAATAGGAAGATAACCAACTCCAGCGGACTTAGCGACGTCGATCGCCTCGTAGATGAATGATGAATCTATAGGCAATGTAGGATTAATCAGGTCAATCCTAAAGTTGCCGCCACCAATATCCTCTACATAGATCGTCTCCGCCTCAATAATCTTCTGGAACATGTTGAACATGTCTGAGGCCGTCCCATTTGAGTTGTACGCCGTGACAAGAGCATACAGAAGCTTCCTGTATTCCTCGTCGTCAACCTTCCTTGACCTGGCGTTCAGGATGTCTCCGATCAATGTTAGGTTAGCACCCATAGCAGTGCCCAAAGATAACTGAGTCTTGAATTTTACGAACTCATCTTCAAGCTCATTTATCTTCAATAAAAAAGTGTTGATTAATACTTTTAACTTTTCGTCATCCTTGTATTTGGAAAGGATGTTTTTCAATCCCTCCACGCTATGGTCTACTGGCTCTAATTCTTTGGTCATGGAATATAATCCTCTACTTTTAAGTTTCCAATTACTGTGGTTGCTGTTTGGTAAGCTGTTATAGGAATGTTATCCTCAAGAGTGGGAGAAGCAGAAGTACCTATAAGAATTACAACCTTGCTCATTCCTATAACTAAATTCACCGGCGTAAATAATCCATGATGTAATACAATCCTCCCGATTTCAAACTGATTAAAATAGGCGATAAGATTGTTTTTGATTTGCTCATCTCCGTCATCTGGATAGTCTGGCGTTTTAGTTCTCTGAACAGTTACGAAAATTGGAACATCTACAGTAGAGCTAAAAGGGATAATCAATCCAGGTTTTCCATTCACATCGGTATACTCTCCGGAGCGGCTTCCTCCGTCCGTAGATACTGCCTCGATCCCTAGAGACTTAGCATCGTATATAGATTGCGCTATTGCATCATTGGTGGAATCGTCATCGGTGGCGTTTACAAAGATCTCAAAGCTCTTTGGCGGCATCTTGTTTGGAAATAAAGCGCCATCGACCTCGGTATCTTTATCATTCTGAACCAAGGACACATTATAGATGTCGCTGTTTATAGCTTCTATCACTGCCTCTCTAATGCCGCCAGCAGTAGCCGTTCCCTTCCTGGCCAGCTCCTCATACCTTCTAAGCCTGTAGTTTCCATCCTCCTCTACAAGTCTACCCTCTACTGCCTTGTTAGGGTTATAAGAAAAATCCCAGCCAGAGATTACTGTTTTAGGATGAATCAAAGTGCCTGCCAAAGCTCTTATGGGTCCAGATTTTACAGATAAGGTATTTGCTTGAATTGCATATTTACTTAGAACCTCTAATGGATCGTCATTAGAATCTAGTAAAAGATTGGCATCAATCAACAGCTCTTTACTTGCCAGAGAACTTGATATCAATTCAATGAAAACAAAATTTGGATCGATCATCCCTAACTCTGTTCCTGTGAAGTCTCCTTTAACATCTACGGTAGTAACTCCAGATAGTCCCTCAAGTCCTGACTTTATAGCCGCCGCGTTATCGTTCCATTGCGCCGTATAGTAATTCCCGTCATATCCTATCTTGATAGTTCCGCTCTCAGCCACACCATCAAGAACAAGAGCACTAAGAGTAGATTCATCCGCTATAACATAGTCGCTTAGATCGTCCGGACCAGCGGGATTTTTGTTGGACAGCATAAAATCTTCTGTCGAATCAACAACAGCTATTTTACTGCCCTGTTCAACTACAGTGCCGCCGTCACCAATCAATAATACTACAGCAGCAGACGACCTGGCCTTTAGCCTTGTAGTATCTGTCAGGCTATTTGCATTGTCTAAAGAGCTTTTCGTGGACGTCAAAGGGAAGTAGGAATTATATATATCCTGCATCGCGTCCCAAGCTTCTGATAATTGCTTAGAGAATACATTTATATTCTGTCCAAATCTGGAGCTAGGATCGGTGTTGATAGTCTCACCTATGTTAGCGTAGGAATCAGACAATTCAATCCTTAATTCAGATTTGATCTCGCTACTAGTTTTAGGTGTAAAGCCTGTGTCAGATAAACCCGCCATCATATCCCCTTATGGTATTTGTATATTTTCTTTTATTAAAGCACCCGTATCTGTTAAGCAAACAAAAGCTATTTCTAAATGTCTATCACCTCTAGTGAAATCAAGAGATATATTCTCTACGGTTGCTATTCCTTTGATCCTAAGCAAGCCCTCTCTAACTACTCTATCTACTCCCTCCGGATTGAATGGCTTTGCCTGGAATACTTCGTTAACCCAATCAATGCCGTAAGCACTATCTACAAAGCTCTCTCCTTTAAACGTATGTAGGAAAGCTATAGCGTTCTGCCTGATTCCCTCAGTTACGGAGATGTCAGAAGTAAAGGAAAGATCTCCATTCACTAAGACTATGCCTTTGGTTATTTCATCGTAGTTTATATCTGCCATGATTAAGCCTTTATCTTTTTAATGTCCGCAATAAGTTTATCAAGCAAGGGAGATGTAACTATATCTATACCGCCGCCTCCGCCCTGTGCTAATTGCCCATAAGAACAATTCTTCATTAAGGTGAGAAAAGATTCCATTATCTGTAATAAATCTAGCTGTCCGGATGGGATATTAGTAGGCGCAAGGGGTCCAAGAACACCAGCCACCGCTGTGCCTTTAGCTGATAAAATAACCTCTGTCTTCTGATTAACATCACCGATAAACATCTTATCGGAATTGATAACCATCGCCTTCTTAGGGCCTTTCTTCGCGTCCTTAATCATAGACTTGTGAGATACGCCAGGTATTAGAAAGGCATTCGACAATTGATATAGAGCCGAGTCCGCCGGTATCCTTCCTTCTCCTACCTTCCAGGAATCTAGATCCCTTTGGGATACTATGATAACGCCCTTGTCACCCTTACTAAGAGGGAAGGTAATAAACTTACCGGACGCCATAGGGAAGTTAATTGGAACTCCCTTTATTATTGGAGCCTCAATTACAGAACCATCTGAAAAAAATGTATCTATATCAGGTTGTACATCGGCTAGGAACTCATCTCCATAATACTTCTTTACCGTGACTGGTAAACATACCTGCAAATCTAAGGCAAATTTGTTTATGGCTCCTGTGACTAAATTCTCTATGTTATATTTCATTAGATAATTCCCTCCGCTTTATAATCAGTTATGTCGGCTGAAAAGGAAGTAGTGAAATCACCATTAAATGTATTGCCAGAATGAACCAGGCTTTTTACTTCGTAAAGAGCCCTCACATTAAGATCAGATTGTTGAGGGTCAAAGAATAGATCGGGGTCGCCAGAGAAAGTGCTATTGTGAATGTCTGTTCTCCTGGTGGCCATTATCTGCACAACAGTACCTACATTAAGCTCTGGAATCATAACCCCGGTCGCTTGTATTCCTGTTATGTTTCCTTCAAGCCCTTTCTTTGCCTCGTCAACTGGCTTTGATGTATACTGGATAGAATCTATTTGACCATAGTCTATTCCGAAAGCTGCATAAGATTTTTCTGTTGTTGTCGCCTTTGTTAGCTTGTCCTTTTTCTTGAATTTAATATTTACGGTCATGTTGTCAGTAATAAAGATGCTAAAATTTGGTAGGAGTTGAGCAAGTAATACCTGAGCGTCACCCTTCATAGTTTTAGACGATCCATAAACATGATCTTTCAAATGGGCAAGATCGTTTATCCCCCTGTTGCTTTCCAGGGATACCTTGTTTTTTATTCCCGCGAAATACCCATTTCTAAGATGGCTTACTAAGTCCGTTACGATTGTGCTCTTTAAAGTTCCCTTATCGTATGTCCTGGAGAAGTATCTAGTCTTGTAATGATATACCCCAGAGGTAAGGGATAACTCTGTATATCTATCTTTTCCTTCTCTGCCGTTTTCTACAGAGGCTATACTACCGCTGTATATCTCCGAAACATAATTTCCATAGCCAACTGACAAAGAAAATAAGCCAGCCTGTAGGATGCTCCTGGAGGTATCAGGTGACATATTGTATATTCTTATTGTGGCGTAACTTGTTCCTACAACTCCAAAGGGGGGTTCTGACTTCTCCACCGTGAACTCTATAGCCAAGCCTGTTTCATGGTCTGGATACTCAGAAGGTATACCCTGGACGAAAGCAAAGGCCGCCTCACTTTGATCTTTTGGAGTGAACACAAGTTTATAGCTCCGGCCATAAGATAAACCATCTCCTATTCCTTCTTTGCTTACAGATCCCATAATAAACCTAAATTATGTTAGAGTAAAAAAGTTGTGTTATTGTGCCAAAATTATCCCTGGTGCAATCAAGCCCGTTCCCTGATACATCAAACATAATCAAATCACCTATAGGAAAGGTATCAGCGTTTATCCTTCCTGTCATCTGAACAACGTTAGTTAAGCAAGGTATAGACTCAGATAATATATTCAGATTGATATCGAACACTGTTATATACCAGGTATCGTTTCTCTTATTGTACTTGAATCTAAAGGTATACTTTTCAAAGTCCATGCCTTGAGAAATATCGTAATGTTCAAATCTGTTTTTTATTACTATCTTATATACTGCCATAGATTACCTCCCTTATGGTGACGCTGCTTCTGTTGCTCTTAGAGTATCAATATATCTCTGAGATTTGCTTCCATCCCCATTGACTACATGCTTATCCGCTTCGCTCATGCCTTTAATGGGAACACCATTAGCATCCACTAGTTGGCCGTCGGCGTTTCTCATTCCAGTTTCGCCCTCACTGGCCACATCCAGGATATCAATCCTAGCTATCTTCACTCTTCTGGATATGAAGGTTTTCTCTAGTGACATAGTGTATCCAATGGAGTCACCTGTCGTTTCGTCCCTTTGGATATTCAGGTTATTAATAAGGAAAGGAACAATGTCACCAATGGCTGATTTATATCCACCTGGAGCGTATATACATTTGAGCTCCAATGGTATTCCTTTGGAAGCCCACTCATCAAGTTTGTTGTAAGCTCTTTGCACATTTGTTTCTATATCGGTAAAGTTCCCTGCAATATCTCCAGCAGCAGCATTGGCCAAAGTATCCAATGGACTACCTATCATATCTATAAGACTCATAGAGGAGTTAGAATTAAGCGCGCTTACATTCATGACGAAACTATTAACCCCGCCATTGTCAACTAATGGAAAGCCTGCTTCTACAGGGTATCTATTGACTTCAGCGTTTATTGTATAGCCCTCTGATAGTGTGGCATCAGAAGTAAATTCTTCTCCGATAGTAACCCAAGCACCATCTAGATCGCCGATGGTTTTGGAATAGTCCCAGGATAAAGCTTTAAGCTTAAACTTAGTTGATTTAAATATACTAAAACCCATAATTACGCCATCCCATTATTTGCAGCAGCAGCGAACATGCCCGCGAGATTTCTTCTTACAGCATCGGCTGGCTGGCTTGTATATATGGTGATTGTGTTATTGAAGTTAGCCGCTAATTTAGTTCCGTCATTAACATTAATGCTTGCATCCTTTTTACTTTTTTTAGGTAGAAGAGCATCAATAACTTTTTTAGTATCTCTTTTCTGCTGTTCTAATTCTTTTTTTCTGCCCTCTCCAGTAATAATATCACTTATTCCATTCTTAGCTTTAAGGAAAAATATGAGGGTTTTTAGCATAAATTTAACATCACGGTCTATTAGAGCTTTACCTGTTCCCTTTGCTCCCTCTTTCATAAGCTCACCAAGAGATGCGAAAACAATTTTCCAACCTTCTTTAAAGATCTCTATACCGATCTTTTTCATTAAAGGCCAAAATTCTTTGGTGCCAAAAATCTCTGCTATTGCCGATTTCTCTCCAGTAAAAAAATCGATAACATCCATCAGGAATATGCCACCAATTCTAATCCATCTAGAAACAACCTTAACAAAATTCTTAATCATTTTTTGAGGAGTGTTAAACTCTCCAGCAAGTCCTGTTCCTCCTATATACTTCCTATAGAAAGATCCTACGACACTGGCAAAAGTAGTTCCTATTCCTTTGATGTTTACACCTCTAAGGAAAGTAGTTAGCCCTCTGGATAGAAAAGAAAACATATCCCTAATCGGTCTACCGGCTGATTTAAGAAATTCACCAAACTCCTCTGTTAGCCTCCTGGTGTTGGCGGCATATGTATTAAGCTGGCCGAATATTTTAAATCTCTTTAGATCTTTCTCCATGAAACTAAGAGCGCTTGCAGCTACCTCTGTCTTATCTGATATTTTCTCAAGCTTTGGAAAATACTTTTTTAAAGTCCTACCCAATACTCCTGTATTAAGAAGTTCCTGAAGCTCTTTCATTATCTTTGTTGCAGATGTTTTAGGCTCTAGTGCCGCCAGCAAGCCTGCTATGTTCATCGTTCTTTTTACTCGGCCTAGCTTCATTCCTCCTTGAACTTGAGTAGCTGCACCTAGTAAAAGGTCATCAGCACTTACGCCGCGAGTCCTTTGGATCTTTCCGGCTATATCACTAAATCCTTTTAGTGTTTCTCTTGTGTATTTTTTACGTAAGAAAAGAGCTAGTTTTAAGTTCTCTACTGCCGCCTCTTCAGCAGCGGCAAATCTCACCGCACTACCTGTAAGAAGTGCAAGACCTCTAGATACAGCGTTTAATATCTGAGAAATTATTATGCCAAAGGTTACGTTTAAAGTCCTGGCGAAGTTTCCGAAAACAGATTGAACTACACCAAATGCTCCCCCTAATCCAACCTTAGCAGCCTTCCCAAGCTTTTTAAAAACCATCCCAAATTTAGAGAACTTTTTAGTTGTTTTCTCTACCCCCTTATCTAATTTGTTCAACCCCTTTAGAGCGTCCTTGGCTCCGGTCAATCCTATCCTTACAAATAAGTCCTTTAGGGTATTGCTGCTATTAGGTGATTCCGCCAATTGCGTCTCCGATCATAGAAAATATATCTAGTTTGCTTTTCTCTTTTAACTCTAACACTTCATGAGCGTGAACTAAATCAATAAATGATATGGTGTTCAACTCCGTATAAGTTAAAAGGCCAGCTTGAACTGGCCCCCACAAAAATAAATCTGCTCTTATTTCAACTTCTGTATTGGCCTGATTATCCTCTACTCCGATTCTGACTCCGGCTCTTGCAGCCTCTTTAAGGCGTCGGCCAAAGGCGAAAAAAAATCATTGAAGTTGTGCTTCATAAATGCGACCGTACATTTACCAACCAAGCCGTATTTATTTAGATCCAATTTCTTTCCGTCTACAATGATATTATCAGCAATCAATTCCAGCATCTCATAAAATTCTTCATGATCTGAGTTTTTAAATAGAGCTGAAATAGCAGAAGCAAAATTATCCTCGCTCGCTTCTACCAATGACTCCCCACCAATTCGGCCTAGATCGTGGAGCATCTTCCATCCCTGGCGTGCTCCGATTGTTCCGATTGTTACTTCTTTTCCGTCGATTGTTGTTTTCATAGCTTTTTTCGTCCTTGTTAAAAATTAAAATGGAGAAGCCGGTATCTTCGATTTCACCTGATTTAATGATTGCTTTTTAAGCCCTACAATAAGCTTATTTAAAGCAGTATCCTTTATACCCTCTTCTCTATAGCCAGCCAGGAACATAATGAGGTTATCAGTTAATATCCTCCACTCCCTGATCTCCTCACCGTTCGAGAAAGTAATCGGTGGAATACTCTCGATAAAAGTAGACGCTGCTAGGATTGAAGTTCCTCCGTTTTTATCTCTAGCTAAAAACGGAAGCACTCCAAACCCTGTCAGGTCATCAAGATAATGAAAGGTAGATAACCAATCGTTAGAAGGTGAAGACGCCAGGAGCCTAACTACAAGAGTACCCGATCGTAGTTTGTTCTTTACCCTGGCGGCATCCCCATCGATCCCTTTTACAAGTCTAAATCTAGCCTCGTCATATGACGCCTCAAAGAAGTCACTAGCGAAATCCTGAAGAGGATAGCCAGCGAAGGTGATTATAAAACCTTTAGGATCGAAGTATCTAACAGTCATTTACGCAGCCTCTTCAGTCTTAGCCTTTGGATACTTTAAGTACAGTTTAGAAACATTGCCTACATTATAGAGAGGAGTATGAGCGCACTTAAAAACCCAAGAAATCTCTTGAGGAGAATTAGCAATAGATAAATCAGGCTTTTTCTCAACAGAAGCATCAAAAGACTGGAGTATTAATTTCGAGTCATAATAGACGTCGATCTCTGTCACTCCCTCATTCTTGCTTTCATCGGCATTAGCAATGAGCGTAAAAAAATCATTAGAAGGAGAGCACTGAAGCAAGGAAAAAGTTACGTCTGCCATAGTGTTATTTGTTTTAACTCTGCAAACATCTCCTTGGCCTCCAACTTGGTAATTCCACATTGGGTCGGTTCTTGCGATAGTTACTAGAGTTTCCCCTAGACCTACTACGGGATTCCCGCCTACGTTTATCACAATTAAGAGAGGGTCAAAAGATTCCATTTAAAAAACTCCTTATTCTATAATAGTTCCATTAATTTTTACGGTAGATACTGAACCTTCAACATAAGCTGTAAAGTTAATTGCATCCAATACATGATTGGCCTTATCAACTGCTGAAACATCAGAAACTAAAGGAACCTCTACAGTAAACTTAGGTGTCTTAGCAATAATACCTTTATCCTCTGCAATCTGAAGCCTTGCTGAAACAGCTCCGGCTAAAGAGACTATACCCGCATCAGAATAAGGAACTTTATCAGCAGCTTTCATTACAGCAAAAACATCTTCTGTAACTCTCTGTTCTACCCAAAGAACATTGATGTAGGTATCAATCCATCCACCATTACCAGCTCGTCCGTTGTATGTTAGATCACTTCCGCCAATGTTTGAATATTGGTTTGCGTGACCAGCTCTAAGAAGGGCCTCGTCTGAAGCTGTGATCTTGGATGCATCTGTAAGCTCAAGACTTAGATATGCTGGATTATAAGAGCCGATCTCTCGTCCAAGCATAGTAGAGATAGCCGATCCATCAATCCATTTTTTGTTGGCGTCTGCACTGGATGTGTACCAAGCTGAAGAATAGTTAGTACCAAGATTAGGAATAGAATTTACCGTAGCAAATTTAAACATTCCAACCTTTTTATTTGCCGCCAGTGCTGCTGCTGCTGTCTCCGCATCGGCATTGCTTGTGAAGGTATGAACATAGCCAAAGAAAGAAGGATCGGTCGCGACGATTGCATTGATATCTGATCCAAGGATTTTGTCTGTTGCTGGAGTAGTGATTACCTGAGCAATACTCTCATCAACAGTTGTTCCTGTCTTCACATCAGCAATAGTCTGAAAACTTACTCCTACGGCTGTGCCTGTGATAGTGATAGTATTCTCGTCATCGCCTCCACCAACAGTAGAGGATACCGCTGTGGCTACTCCTGATTCTGCTTGGATGGCTGATGCGATTGCTGCCATAGTAGTATCATGGTCTGTAACCCAAGCTACTGGAGAAGCTGCAATAGCAGAACCATTAATCTTAACCTCAACACTTTGACCGGTTATCAAAGGAATATTTTGGAAAGTCAATGTACTGATCTGAACCGCTGGAGTACCTTCGTCAATACGTGCGACATATACTGTAGGTATAGCTGGTATCTGAGCGAAAGTAGCAGTAGCAAGTTTTATCACATCGCTGTCAGGCTTAATGTGTACGTCTGCAACTAACTGGGGTAAAGAAGTATATTTCCTTACATCATGATTAACAAATCCCGCACTAAAGTTACCATCGTTTGTTCCTGTTCCACCATTACCCGCTATAAGGGCAGAATCAAAGCCTACCCTTGCTACGGCACTTGATTGAACAGATATGGTTACGTCAACCACTTCCTGAATTGTTGGCATTGCCTACCCTTTCTTATTTATCATAAATCATTAGCATTAGACCAATTGGATGGCCTTACAGTAGTAAAGTATCCAAGATCTTCTGTTGTTGAACCATCTTCAAGTAAAACATTAAATACGATATCAAAGGAAGCTCTACTCTCATAGCTACTATCTAGCAAAGTAGATAGATCCCTAACGGGGTCCATTCTCCATACTGATATACCGGCCAGCTCCTTGAGTTTATCCCTTACTGTTATCTTATTAAATGCACCCTTTATTTTGTTAGCCTCATCAAAGGCATTATCTCCGTAGCAATTTATAGTGTAGAAAATCTCTCTACATCCGTAATATTCAACTATGTTAGTCTCATGGTTAAATACAGGAATATCACCGGAACTGCCTTCACCTGTAATAGTAAGAAATTGAATAGAGGTATAAGGAAGCTTCGGCCTTGGAGCATTAGGACGAAAGAAAATAACCCTAGTATTGCTACCAGCCAGGATCATTGCTTGGCGGATACTGTCTTCAATTGTAGCAAAGGGTAATGTCATTTCTTAACGTTCTCCAAAACTTGAAAATCAATCGAGTTTTTTAATTGGCCCGTATCATGTAGAGGAGTGGCGCGTCCCTCCTTGTTCTTGCCTCCCCTGGTACGATCTTCCAGAGCGTCCCAATCATTTGTCCTAAACTTGTTCTTTACCTCTCCTACAAACCATACGCCCAACTTACTCAGTATCTTCTTAGGCTCAAAGTCATTGTCCTTGAGATCTCTCTTTAAAAGTAAAGTTGCCGTTTTCTCTATCTTACTCTTTTTATCTTCAAACGTCGATCGTAGGAAAGATCTCTGTGGGATGTTTCTTCTGTCATCCCCAAACTCATGAGTAATTGCCACATCGTAAATTGTGGCTGTCGATGATTCCTCTACCGATCCTTCTGAGTCCCTTACCTTCTTGGCATCTGTGGACTTAATCTTTTTACTGTCTGGCTTTGCAAGTATTCCGACCTTAAGAATATTGGTACCTGTGAATAGCTCATTAAGCATATCCTCAAGCTTCTTATTGGTCTTAACTTTTACAACTACTCCAGCCATTTTATTTCTTACTCACCATTGTAATTTTCCAGTGAGGAATAACCATATCCCAATCCTCACTGGCAATCATGGAAAACCGCTTGCCCTTGTATTCAAATTCAGCAGAATCGACGATACCCGTTTCATTGTTCTCTATGAGCTGGATAACGTCGATCTGAGTAAAGAGCTTATAGCTCTCTGAGGCTCGATACCCCTCTTCCAATAGTTGACGCTCTTCCATATTTAAACGCTGCGCACTGGCGATAATAGGCGTGCTCTGTTCAGCTCCCCTGACAAAACGACCATCGACGTATCCATCTCCGGTACGCCAATACATCGTAATAGTCTTCATGAATTTTGAATTGAATTTCATTACAGCACCATTGGGGTACATTTAAAAGTTCGCATCAAATACAAATATTCGGAGCCATATTTAGTCTGTGTCAAATATGCTTTCCAGCCCGATACGCTTTCGCTTGGGGTGCCGCCAGAATAACTAAACGAAGCATCACCAACACTTTCGCCGGTGATTGCTCCCCTGGTTATATCGCTATCTCCGATCTCAGGAGGAGAAGCGTCATCCATAGCGTAAAAATGAGCCACCAATAACGCCAAGCCGTGAGTCGCTTTCTTATCTGGAAATTGCTTCGGATTAATATATTGTGACTGCATGTCCTTGACAGCAGAAAATTCAGTACTATCATTAGTCCGTGCCGCATACTTCTTGCCAGTAAGCAAATCAACATAAGCCTTTGTGACGTCATCTGGATAAGCCATTATTTACCCTCATTTTCATCAGGCATTTCTAAAAGCTTTAATTGAGCTTCAATAGCTGTCTTGTGTTTTCCTGTAGCTTTCTCTGCCCATTGCTCAAGTAGATCTTTATGTAGAGTTTTCTCAATTAGCTCAATGGAGACTTTGCCATTTTTAATGACCTCTATTTGTCCATCTTTAATCATGCTGTCAATCTGTCTCTTGTGGATCTTACTGATTCTTTCCCAATCTCCATCCTCGACCTTGTTTACTCTTGGTCCAAGAATTACGCCGGAGAAGTTAATAATGTGAACATTTTTGTTGTCTACTAATACCATGATTTTTCCTCATTTGTTTCGTTCGTGAAATAAACCCCTGGCCCACAATGTGAAGGCCAGGGGAGTAGTAGCTTTTTTTAAATACCTTTGAGAATTGTAGCACTCAATGGGTATGCTAAAATGACGCCTGCTGTGCGCATATGGCAAGGAATCTCGAACATTAGCCCGTCTTCTTGTGCTGGGAATTGCTCAAAATCTTGTGGCGTTTCTAACCAGATTTTATCTGGATTCTTTGTGTAAAGAATCAATGCATCAGATCCGTCATAATCACCAGGAGCTCCGCCGCCTCCACCCGTCGCAACAGAATTTTTCATGTTATAAACAGGAATTATCTCTTTGATGAATGGGTTAGATTTAAGGATATAATCCAGGATGGAAGTATCCGAAGTAGAGCTTCTTGGAGTAGTTGCAATATGAGTGTACTGAAGTTCTGGAATCATAACAGTATCAGGCGCCTCGACACCATTACTGCCATCTCTCACAGTTGCTGTGATATTTTTGAAGTCCAGTAGGATCTCGTCTGGGGATTTATCAACAAACTTAGTTGATCCACTAACACTATCGGTAGGAGCTGTCACAGGCATTGCAGGGTGGCCGATAAACGCAGGAATATCTGTTTTTGGGTCGCCCTCAAAAGCAAGCTTATTCTCTAGCTGCATACATTGACGCCGCGCCGCATTGGCCTTACGCTGCTCCAAAGGTTTTCCAGCCATTCGCGCCGATCTGACGTCGTGGACAGAATAGCCATACGCCACTCCGATACCGTAGATTTTCCTAGTGATTTCCTTAGCTAAGATTTCTACGTTGGGTAAATCCACGCTGTAGTTGCTCAGCAACCGAGCCATTCCGACATGGTCCCATGATTGATATGTCACAGTGTTCGCGCCAGTATCAGTTGTTGAATCAACTGGAAAAAGCGACCGTGCCAAAAGTTCAGGGTACAAGACGTCGTATGTCTTGGTCTTAACTGCTTCTAATTCTTTCTCGAAAAAGATCCCATGATCGTCATCGAGATTCTTAAATAATTCGCCCATAATTTAATTCCCTTTAAATAATGTGTTAGTTGGTGCGACGATTACAGATCAATTGCCATGATGAAAACGTCACCATCAGCAGCGGCCTTAGTGTGAGCTTTACCTACCTTCAAAGTAGTGGATGCTCCGATAGTGGAACTGTACTTCTTTGTGGTTGGGTTATAACCAACATCTGCACCTTTAAGAATTGCACCGCCAGCAACAACATAAAGACGACCTTCTCTCATTACTGGGAATTGGCCATTAACAGGATAAGAATAATCTCCTGACTCATGCTCTTGGTTTGGCTCGTATACAGCTACACCTGTAACAGCAGCAGTTGTGGTGCCTGTCACATACTGGTCATCACTACCAGCAACATCCTTTACAGGAGCTCCAGCTAGAATAGGCAAAGCAGCAAGTCCGCTGTCGATTTGACGATTAGAAAAATGTTCCGCGATCATACCCATAAATCCGATATCTGGGGTATCCGCGTATGATGTTTGTCCTGACATATTATTTGTCTCCAAAATTAAAAGTTAAATTACTTACGTTTCCACTGATTTTTGGCATCTTCAAAAGACTTCTTGCGAGCTTCCTCATATCCGCCAACCGCGTCTTTCTTGCCTTCTACGTTGCTCTTGCCAAGAATTTCCTCATCCTTGTTTACTGGTTTGAAATCTTCAACACAGATATCAAATCGAGCATTGATGTATTCATCACTAACGCCATCGAGTTTCGCGTCCTTGCGAAGTTTCTCAATAACCTTAACCTTGATAGCTCTGTCATCAAGATTGGCGACGTCTTCAGAGTCTCCAAGGATCTTAACGCACTTAGAGACAAGCTCTACACGCTTGGTAACAGCCGAATCAAAATTTGCTTTATCCTTAGCTGATTTCTCTTCTGCCTTTCCATCTTCTGTCTTCACTTTCAACTCGTCACGCTCTGCTGTGATAGTATCCAGATTCTTTGTGGAGTCAGATAACAAAGTTGCTTTATCCGCCGAGTCTTTTTGAAGTTTAATCAAGAGCTCATAGGCTTCGTCTTCAACTTTGTATTCTTTCCCGTCGGATAAAAATACTTTCATTAATTCTTCCTTTTCCGTATCAACATCATTGTTAAAATTATCACCAAAAGAAACACCATCACAAATGAGATGTTGCTCTACTTCTACATCATCACTATCCATCAATACCCTGCAATTGGCTCCGCCCCTCGCACGATCCACAAGGCTTAAATGATTATACTTGATATCTCTCTGCCTATAATCATATCGAATCCCGTTCCATTCTCCGGCGATCTCTTCAAGCTCACATTCGTAGCCTAGAGATAGCTCCCTTTTCTTTCCATCTACTATCTTCTTAATAGCAGCAGGATTAAAGAAGGTGACTAGCTGCTGAATATATTCTTCCTTGTCTCCATTGAATTGAACACCAGGAACTCGCTTAGGTCGATCTGTTGACATTCCAACAATGCTGTTTAGAGCGTTCTCCGGAGTAACCAAATCTTTCGGGTGATTTTCTGTGGTAGGAAGTCCCACCAGGGTAGCCATGCTCTCTTCTTTAAAAACATCGTCTGGATGTCTTAACTGGCGAATGACTCGAACCGTTCCATCTGGAGAAATCTCCTGATATACGAAGACGCCCGTTCTTGTTAAATTACTTAGGATATTCAAAAAACCGTTAGGTTGTAATGGGATCTCATCAGTATTCAACTTAATGTAATCTAAGTTTAGCATTGATCTTTTTACCTCTTAAATGGTATATGTAAATAATACACCATATTGCATCCACTTATCAAGCCTCTTCTAATTCCTGGAAATAAGGAATAGCACTGCATCGACAATTCCAAGGCTCTCCAGGGATGGTTGGACTACTCGAAAATATCGGGTCAATAGCCGGTCCATAATTCTCCCCCTGTGGGGTAACTCCAGATGAACCATCCCAGGAAAATAATAGTCCATCCATAGACTCGTGTGTTTCCCTAACCCTCTCGTCATCTGCTGTTTGCCATCGGTACAACTCTACTCCTGAAGCCCTTTGACGCTTTTCATTGATTGCTCCAAGAGCTGTAGACACCTCATTCCTTGCAATGAACTTAGCCCTGTTCACAGCCTTCTTTAATGGGTTCTTAGGCATATCGATTGCTGATAAGGATGATACTGATCCCCTGATATTTTTGGCTATCTCTTCCCATCGAGATCCTGTGGTCAATCCCCTGGATATCTCCCCTCGGATATCATCGACAAGATCCTTGGTATTCTTTTGGATCTTACCCCTGGTGGTCATAACTGAGTTATCGATGATCTCCTGAGTGTTGGAAGGGAACAGGGTTATCTGCTGCCTTTGGAACTCTCTAATCGTATCCTGTTCAAGCTCCCCGTCAATCTCTTTAAAAAAATGCCTTAGCTCCCCATCAATACGAGGCTTTCCCCACCGGCTTAAAAATTGAGCTTCCACCAGGTCAACCAATCCCATCAATGTTTCACCTGGACTCTCGTCTGTATTGACCTGTGAGCTAGTGAAGGATTGCGCCAGGTGCTCGATCCTTGGAACTAAGAACCTGTTGACCAACATGTTTAGATCTTCCAACATCTCGATATTAAGCCGCTCCAATTGCCTCTCAAACTTCCGATTCTTCTTTGATGTCTTCTTAGGAGCTCTGGCCATCTATAGCCTCCCAGGCACTACATCTCTTATGAAGTGATTCATGGTCCAAAAATAGCGTTGCCATAGCGTCGCAAATATGATCCTCAGGAACAAAGAACTTACAGGAATGACAATTTCTAATCATTGTACAACCTCTTCACCAAAGCCTTATCCTTCTTGATGGTGGGCCTCTCAGGGAACCAGGTATCAGAGGCGTCACAATATGAAATCTTCTCACCCTTTAGCGTTCTCTCTACAAGATCCTTATTCCTCTCAGATCTTAGCTCTTTCTCATCAATCGTAGATCCTTCAAAGATCTGTACTCGTTTTCTATTGATATCAATTACTTTCATTGAACACCCCACAAACTGGACAAAGGAAGGGAGCTATATTATCCCTTTCATATGAGCAAACTTTACACTTCCTCTTTAGGCTCTTTCTTCTTAGGCTCGGGTATATCTTCCAAAGGATTTTTGTCATCACCTTCTTTAAAGTCATTTCTTTCCTTCTCCTGGATCTGTGTTTCGTAGCTGTATTCACCTGAATTAAACCTGGACTCAGCAACATCAAAGGAATCATATGCACCCATTGTTGTATATAGAACATCTATCTCAGCCTGAAGTTTCTTAGTCTCTATGATGGTCTTCTGGTCTTCCTGATACAATGGCTTAAACTCAAAACTCATGTTCTCCGGAGCGGATACTTTTAAAGACTGTTGAGCAAAGATAACCTCGATAATTCTATTCAAGGGATCTCTTAGCTTAACTTCCTGTTGAGCTGCTACGGTATCGTAGTAGTCGATTAATTCGCTTTTGCCTTGCTCTCCTAACGATGCTCCAGCGCTCTCCCCCAATAAACGTGTATGGGGGATGTCTGTGGCGGCAACTAGGCGCTCCTTGATAAGCTGAACTATATCTTTGACACCTGCCAACTTAGAATCCATCAGCGCGAACTCGTCCTCTTTATCGAGAACGATGGCCCTCATAGACGACCTCATCTGGTTAATGAACTCAAGCCGGTTTAGTATCAGCTCGCTCTCATCTGCTGCAACGGCTTCTGTCATAGCATCCATTCTGTAAACTGGCTGATTAATCTCTTGAGCCAATGACGCCATAGAACTTAATGTTGTAGCATAATCACGAACAGGCTCCCTAAGTTTGGTATAGATGGAATCATGCCAATAGTTATTTCTTATAAACAGCCGGTCCGGTAACTGATCTCCGTCAAACCGTATAACCCGTGAATGGTGGATTTTGATATAACTCTCCGCTCCTGCAAGCATACCGGAAGGGGTATACCTATAAAATTCTGGAGTACCATATAAGGGGTCGCCAAGATCCGATATAATGTCAGCCGATTCGATCTCCAGCTCCCACCGATCAAATACTTTTATAGCCTTGATCTCTCTCAGCCTAGATAGCTCCAAGGGTTCTGCTAGGTCCGTAGATCCGTCATCTACAGATAGAAAGGCCAAGGCTCCACCGTAGGCCCTGGCAAGGGTCCAAGCCCAGTTGTATTGATTCCATACTTTAAGCCTATCGAACTCACCATCAACACTCTTGATAATATCCTTGGAATCCTCATCCGTATCCTCATCAGAAAACTTCCAGGTAATTCCCTCCCTGGTGCCATCAAAGGGAACGGTCCTAGCAACTTTGGACGCCATAGCATCGCCAGCAAAAAGGGCCTCTTGAACACCCCTATTCAGCTTGTTCCATGATACGGACGCGCTTATCTGCTTATCCTTACCAGCCACGCCAAGGCCAGTAATCACATTTTTCCATCCATCCTTGATTACCTTTAAAACGGTCTTTTTCATGAGTATGCCCTTAATCTAGCTAGTCCTGTTAATTTACTGAATCTCTCTAATGCCTGTGACATACAATCCACGATGTCATCATTTGGAGAAGCTGGAAATGTTGTCAGCTCCTCCACAAATACCTTAGTCAATGGATGATCTGCCGGAAAGTGCACATTCCCCGCCTCGAATACTGGCGACACTAAATGTAACCTCTCATCCTTCTGGCCTACTGGCTCCACTGGGATAATGCCTGATACCTCCTTTTTAAGAAGGGTAATGATCGCTGGACCATTAGCCTTATT